GGATATTGTGGGATGTTACTTATTGATACAACTAATAGGAGTCAGGTACAGAAAATAATTGGATTCCATGTTGCTGGTGTTGTGGCTTTAGATCAAGGCTACTCCACTGTTGTGACTCAAGAAGATATTGCTATGTTAATAGGAAATATACCCCTGTATAATGCGATACCTGGTGAGGTTCAAGCTTGCGCCGACAATGTACTAGAGAACTCTTTTGTTGTTATTGAAGATCTAAGTGTTGTACCTTCTGGAATGGCAAAATCAGCCTACACCAAGACACCAATGTATAATCAGTTAGGTCCTGCTTTAAAGAGTTTGAGTTTATTACATCCAATTACCAGGGATGGTAAGTACATAGATCCCATGATGCAGGGGCTTGAAAATTATGGCCAAAGTGATGTGTTATTTGATTTAGAACTAGTATCTAAATGTGCGTATGCATATCGTGAGTCTATGGAGGAGCATAGCACCTTTAGCGTACCAAGACGCTTGATGACAAAAAATGAAATTGTTTTTGGTATACCAGGAGATTCAAGTTTCAATTCTATGAATCGCCAATCTTCGATGGGTTACCCTTGGAATACGATGAAGAGAAAGGGATACAAAGGAAAGGAGTTTATTTTTGGTAAAGGCCAAGAATTTGATATTGAAAATGAAAACTTTCTCGATTTTGAACGTATTGTTAACGAGAAAGAGGCTTTGATTTTACAAGGGATTAGACCGGAATTTTATTTTTGTGATAATTTGAAAGATGAGAAGCTTAAGAAGCAAAAAGTCATTGATGGCAATAGTCGTCTCGTCTCCGCTGCTAACTCTGAGTTAGTATATTTGACTAGAAAGTACTTTGGTGCTTTTTGTAGATGGTATATGAAAAACAAAATGCACAATGGTAGTGCTATTGGATTAAACCCTTATTCCACCGAGTGGGATGCCTTAGCTAGACAATTAATTGAAAAGGGCATTTCTCCAAATGATCATGCTTATGGTGCAGGTGACTATAGTAAATTTGATGGTTCTGAAAAGTCATCTATTTTGTGGTTGCTAGTTGATCAAATTAATATTTGGTATGGTGATAGTCCAACCAATCAGTTAATTAGAAAGCGCTTGTGGTATGAAGTGACAAATTCTATGCATATTGTTGGATCAACGCTTGTCATGTGGACAAACTCTTTACCTTCAGGGCATCCCTTAACTTCTGTTATAAATAGCATGTATAACAATATAGCATTTAGGTATTGTTGGGCGCGTATAAGAAATTTTACTAGTATCAAAAATATTAAGACCTTTGACAAGGAAGTATTTCTTATAACTTTGGGTGATGATAATCTATTTTCTGTCACACCACCATTTAGAGACAAATTTAATGAAGCAACACTTGTCCCTTATATGAGCGAATTGGGTTTGACTTACACGTCTGATACCAAGGATGGGGTTAATTTGAATCTAAGGACTTTAGATAGCGTTAGCTTTTTAAAGAGAAAATTTAGGTTTGAGCCCCATGTTCACAGGTATGTTGCACCATTAGACTTGGACACCACCTTGC